AAAGTCATATTACTTTGAAGTTGGCTTGTTGTAGATCTGAGCCGCGAGCGCTGCTTTACGCTCGTCGAGAGCGGCGTTGATCTTTTCTGCCATGGCGCCCGAGAAAGATTCTTGCGCCGTGGAGGCCTTACCCTGCGCCAGCGCGACTACCATATCTGAGACTTTGGAGTTCATCTAGTACTTCTATTTATAATTATTGATCACTGGACAGAGGGTCCCTGCTCGGTTTCATCGGCCTGGTCCTCGGATTCGCCGCTGTCGTCCATGGCAGCTTCTGTCTCTGGCACCGAACCCTCCTCCTGAATCTCAGCGTCCATGATCTCGATCTCGTCGTCGGTCTGCCGAAGGACGTTACGACGTACCCAATGCTCTGAGTAAAACTTACCAACGTACGGTGCAACCGCAGTGAGCATGTTGAGTCGATCCGTGAGCAGCTCGCTCTCCTTCAGCTCCGAAAAATGATTGTCCTTGCGGAAATCGACGACCATCTGCTCGCGGAACGTATGCCAGTCGTCCTGAGTGATGACTCCCTTGAGGATCAGCTGGGTCCGAAGAAGCTCAAAGAACAGGCCGGAAAACTTCTTGCGAAGGCGGTCCACGAACTTCTGAAACTTGATCTCGTCTCTGCTGATCTCCGAGGACTTACCTAGGCTGAACCCGCTGTCGGATTCCATGCGGGAAACCGGTACGTTCAGAGCGCGATAGAGCTTCTTCTGAAAGAACAGAATGTCGTCGATCTGGCCCAGGTTCTCGCCGCCGGGAAGGGTCGTGATCTCTGTGCCACGGCCGCCCTCCTTGCGAGGCAGCCAGAAGTCTTCCAGCATGCTCATGTGCTTGCGATCGTCGCGAATCTCGCCTGTGCTGGCGTCATAGACGATCTTGTTGCGGTACTGGTTCATCACCGTACGCATGTACTCCTCGGCCTTACCCTTGGGAAGATTGCCCACGTCGATGTAGAAGATACGGCGCTCGGGAGCGCGAGCCATACGATAGATGACCAGCGAGTCCTCCATGTAGCGAAGCTGATTGACGGGCTTGATCGCCTTGTGCAGAGCCGAAAGCACCCGCTTGCGCGTCGCGTCCAGGATGCCGGAAGGGACGTAGCAGACGGCGTCCTTATTGATCTTGAGACCGATGTCGGACTTCTGCAGACCGCCGTCCTGATAAAGGAAGTACTCGTCCATGTTCTTGACGATCTTCGCGCCGGTCTTGGGGTCGTTCTCTTCCTTGATCTCGCGGACCTTACGGATACGAAGAGCATCGATCGCTCGAATTTCTTGGATGCCGTCCTTGCGCATTTCCTCGTTCACGATCACGTGGTAGTAGAGGCGGCCGTCGATGTACCAACGGCGGAAGATATCCACGCCGTTCAGATTAAAATTGAGAAGCTTAAGGATGTGGTCGAATTCGGCCCTCACCTCGTTCTTGATGCTGTCGGGCTGGTCGAGCGCATCCAGGTTCAGATTGACCGGACCAGAGTCGTCGTCGGACACGATCACCTCGTTCACGATGTCGTCGATCGCTATATCGCACTCAGGCTGCTCGGCAGCCAAGCGGTATTTGCGGATCAGATCGACGTCGGTCTTTGCCGCATCGCCGTCGAGGTCCAGATACTGGCCGTAGTAACCCCCGGACGCGATCGCCATGCTCCCGTCTTCCGCTGTGGGCGGAACAAACGAAGCTGGCTGGCTGCTGAGGCGTTTCTGCTTCTCTTCTGGAGAATTAGGATTGCGCGTGATTGAGAATCCAAAGAATTGCATAATGTATGTATATGTGCTTGAGGGTGATCCAAAACAGGGGAGGGCGACGTGAATCGACCCTCCCCTGCATCAGATCAGATTAGACAGGAGACGATCTATTAGACAGTGATATTAGAATCTGCCGATTCCCAGTACATCATCTGGAGCTCGACTGAGAACTCTTCGATGGTGTTTTCTGAATCGTTGCTCAAGTCGATCGCCGAAATGTTCGACGGCCAGACACCACGGATATTGTATTTCTTGATGCTTTTTCCGGCTTTATCGAGTTGATCGACTGCCATGTCAACGTCGCTGTAGGCCGACGGATTCTGGCGACCTGTGTTGGTCCGGTTGTCGTTGATGAGGTTAACCCACTTCTCAAACGTATTCCGAATCGACATGTCCGTGTCGTTGATGACGTTGATGGACCAGGGTTCAAACTGACGATCACCAGCGAGCTGCAGCTGGCGGCCGCGGAACGGAACTGTGATGGGCGAGTTGATGGATGACGGAAGCTGAGTTGCCTTTACCAGGAAACTTGACCTACTAGGATCTAGTGCGAGACCGGCCGGGACGTTCAGGGTAACCGAGAAAAGGTTAGCCCGTGCGCCGCCACCGATCATCTGAGCTTTGAAATCAGCGATGCTTTGGTTTGCCATTGTTATGTTCTCCTATTGAATTGTTTTGTTATTATTGGCCAGCCACTTCAGTGAACGATACGCTGGTGCGAGTAGCGATGAAGTTCAGCGTGATGTAGTTGATGGCGTGGGCGGGCTTGATGTATATATCAGCCCTGAATTCATTGCGGTCGACGACTTCGCCCGTGTTGTTTGTGCTGTCGCATACGACCTTGAAGTCGGTGATGCCGCGACGACCCTTCACTGTGCGAAGGAACGGCTCAACCAGGTTGCGGAATGTTGCCTGGGTGAAAGCATCATTGAATTCGAACAGCTGGTACTTCGCGGCAGTGGAGATGGACTTCTCCAGGACGTTGAAGAGGCGGCGAACATTGATGCGATCGAAGGCGCTCGGCTTGGCCTGGGCGGTCTTGTCTCCGAAGAGAAGAACACCTTGACCAGGGAACGAAACGATGGGATTGACCCGCGCCAGATAGAGAGCATCGCGGTCGGCCTGGCTGGGGTTGTAAGCCAGCTTGGTGACGTTGAGCAGACTTCCGCGGTTGTAACCGGCCGGTGAGAACCAGGCATCGGCCACGCGGTCGGTGTTGGCGCAGAGACCAGCGATATGTCCGCAGGCGGGAATGAAGCGATAGACGTCGTTGTACTTGTCGTACACCTTGAGCGCGCCGGAATCAATGACGGCGTATGAGCTTGAGGTAACGTCTGCCGCCCAGGCGATCACGTCGGCGGCCGGCGTAGCCGTGCCAACCGAAGCTGAGATCGGAGGAGAGATAAACGCCACGCAGTCTTTACGATTCTGAGCGATCGTAACCAGCGAGTTTGCGATGGTGTAACCTGTAGCGTCACCAGCGGTGAAGAGCAGGTTCACGTCGACCGTCTCGGCATCCGCGAGCAGAGCGAGAGCGGTTTGAACGTCGCCGGCAACTCCAAGATCATCCACGCCACCTGAGAAGGTGTAGTCAAGGGCAGTGGTGACGGTGAAGCTGGCCGTCTCATAGACGGATGTTCCAGCATCGACAAGTGCAACAGCATGATCCATCCACCAAACATACTTGGAATTTGCATTCAGCACATTCGCGTAGTAATTGGTTGTGCCATCGGTCTTAACCGCATCCTTGGCTTGTGAAACAAAGCCGAAGGTCTCGAGGACCTTACCAGCGGTGCCTGTCCAAACGCCACTTTTATCATAGACTACAATGTGCATTTCGTCATGGGACGAACCAGCCGCATCCGCGAACGTTGAAGTTCCGGGAGCTGCTGTGAAGAGAGATTTATAATTCCAGCCGGCGAATGCCGCACTGCCGGCGCATACTGCCACGCCAAGACCATTTCCCAGACTTCCCGCATACTTGGCTGCCCAAGCACCAGCGGTGCCTGCGCCAGTTTCGAAATCGGTCTCATACGTGCTGCGATTCTTGATGAGCACGCCCGCGGGGGGTGCTCCAGAACCAGCTTGACCGGTCGAAGCGTTCTTGGCCGTTGAACCGGCGCTGCGAACGACTTTAAGATTGTTTCCGTAGAGCAGGAATGAAGCTGCGGTCAGAAACGAGCGGAAGGTGGTCGCGTCGGGAGTTCCGTAGGTCAACGCGAGTTCTTTCTCGCTGCTGACGGTAAGAATTTCCTCAACGGGGCCCCAGTTGAAAGAACCTGCGTAGCCACCGATTGAGGTGGACGTA